TAAATACTCAAAGTGTTTGTTACTAAGAAGGCTTATAGATCTAGTGATTCTCACTGAAGAAACTTCAGTTTCGAAAGTGTAAACAAGATTTATAAGAGTTTATCTGGGTTTTTGGAACGGCGTTTTTGTTTGTAAAGTTATTTAAACAAAAGAACACATTTGGAAAAATGAAGTTGATAATACTCTTTACATTATTGTCCTTAACATACTGTTGCACTAATAAAAACATTGAATTTTCAACACTATATAACAGCCAAGGTGTCAAGGGTGACTACAATTTACCAAATATTATACAACAAAATAATAAGCTGTACCTCAAACTCACACAAGACACTGGAGGAACACGAATTAGCGTGAATGAAAAAATACAATACGGTCAAATTGAATCAACTTTAAAAATATCACCCGGTTCTAATATTGTAAGTGCGTTTATTCTTATGGCCGACAATGGAGATGAAATCGACATTGAATTTGTAGGGAAGGACGATACTGTAATACAAACGAACTTTTTTTACAAAGGAATTCCAATTTATGATAAAAATGCTAAATTTTATGACACTAAGAAAAAATTGTCACAATCGTTTAATAAATATACAATCGTATGGACTCCCGAATATTACGAATGGAAATTCAATGACGTCACATTACGTAAGTTGCTTAAGAATGAAACTATAAATTTTCCAGACTCACCAAGTTATGTTCAAATAGGCATTTGGAAAGCAGTACCTTCTAAATGGGCTGGTCCAGGAGTAGATTGGAGCCAAGGTCCTTTTAATATTTCAATCCAAAATATTAAAATTCAATGTCAACCTAGTATATCAACTAACCCACGACAAACAAGTGTATCGACAACACATCAACCAAGCAAAACAACAAAACGTCAAACAACAAGTGTATCGACAAAACATCAACCAACAAATGAATCAACCAGCCGTCAAACAACAAGTGTGTCGACAAAACATCAATCAACAAGTGAATCAACCAGCCGTCAAACAACAAGTGTATCGACAAAACATCAACGAACAACAAGTACTACAAACAAAAGTACACAAGAACCAACGAATAATTCAGGCAGTACATTAACAAACAGTTCAAATTATGATAAGAAAATTAACTTGGTAACATATACTTTTGGCAGTATTCTGATACTCTTTTTTTAATTATATCTATTTCACAAGTATATTCATTTGTTTTTGCTAAAAAGTCTATTAATTTTTTAGAAGAACAGTTATTTTGAATCTTTACAGCTAGATCTGTAACATCGTTTAACACATTGGCAACAAATTCAAACTCTTTTTCTCGAAATCCTCTGGTTGTCATTGCAGCTGTACCTAGGCGAATACCAGATGGGTTAAGAGCGGAGGAATCGGTTGCTATAGTATTTTTATTCACAGACACATTACAAAGCTCAGCCAATTTTTCAAATTTACTTCCTGTTACACCTTTTGTTTTCAAGTTAACTAAAACAATATGATTATCAGTGCCGTTTGTAACCACGTCAAACCCGCATTTTTGCAGTTCCTTTGCAAGATGTTTTGCATTTCTTACAACTTGTTTTGCATAATCATGGAAATGTTGTGTATTTACTTGTTTGAGTGCCGTGGCAACAGCCGCAACGGTATTAAAATGAGCCCCACCTTGACTTCCAGGAAACACTGAAAAATCTATCACATCTTTGTATTTATTTTTATAAAAAATCAATGCAGCACGTGGACCACGCAATGTCTTGTGAGTTGTTGTCGTCACAACGTCACAATATTCAAAGGGTGAACGCAGTTGTTTTGCTGCTACCAGTCCACTTATATGAGCAATATCGGCCATAAGATATGCATTGCACTTGTCTGCAATTTCTCTGAAACGTTTATAATCAAAATCACGTGGATACGCACTTGCACCAACAATAATTAAATTAGGTTTATAAGTTAGAGCACTTTCTTCTAGTTCATCATAGTTTATTAAAAAATCATCGCCTACTTTGTATGGCTTGGAATCGAAAAATATTGCACTATTTGATATCTTTTTAGTAGGTGTTGAATAACCATGCGTAAGATGACCTCCAGAAGGCAAATCCAATCCCATCAGCTTTTCTCCGGGCTTTAAAAGAGCAGCATATACTGAAAAGTTAGCAGTGCTCCCACTATAGCTCTGAACATTCACACCCCAAATTTGATTATCTAACAAAAACGCTTCTAATGCACGCTGTTGACACAGTTCTTCAAGAGAATCTATGTGTTCACAACCTCCATAATAACGCTTTTTAGGATATCCTTCTGCATATTTATTTGTAAATATTGTTCCGTTGGCTTCCAAGACAGCAGTTGATGTAAAATTTTCAGACGCTATTAGTTCTAAATGACTCATTTGTCTATGTTTTTCATTTTTCAATATTGTAAAAAGCTCATGGTCAGATGACAAAGATGCTCTCAACATTGTATCTTTTTTAAACTTATTAAATAACTTTTTGAACATACTGTACTAATAACTATTAAGATATTAAATCTAATATTCTGCCCAAGTCTGATAAAAATGTTGATATTTTAAATCGTTCTTTATCTAATTTACACAGATATTCAAAGCCGTTTTGAAGTGCGTTTGTATCATCGAGTAGCTTACTTGCTTCATACAAACTCGTATAATACAATGGATAAGAATCTCCTAGCATTTCCTTAACAGCAGGATGAGGGTTCACCAATACAGGCGTACATCTTAGAATACATTCAATAACAGTATTGACTGCAGATGCATCAACAAGATTAATAAAAATAATATTATTGCTAAGTAAATCATCATATTGTGAATCATCCAAAAAGTCAATTGTACTAACAGAGTTTTCTAAATAAACAATGTATTCATACATACCTTTAAGATGCATATTTTGCATTGATATTCTACAAATTTCTTGATTTTGCAAAGTAACAGAAAATACCTTTTCAAGCTGACTATAAAAATCGTCTGGTAGAAAGTAATTATCAGAGTTTCGATTACGTAATACAGCCTTCTTTGAAATAATAGAAGTGGTAGGTAATTCAATTGCATATATAGAAAACATATTTCTCAACCAATTTCCAATTTGAATAACTTGTTTTTGATTATTATTTTGAAAATTGTTCCATGAAAATTGCTTCACTACAGTTTCACTAGGATGAGTCACTACGTATATAGGAACGTTAGTATTCGTTTTTTCAATAATCTCGGTTTTAAGATACTCTGACATCACAATTAAGCCCTTGCAATTTTCAAGGCTTTGTTTAAATGTTTCATCTTGAAAGAGTAAGTCACAATTATAGACGTTATTGTATGGACTAAATGTGTGATGAATAAATCCAATCCAATCATCTTTGTATGGTATGACACCCTTTGATTTATAAAATTGACTATTCCAATGAAATGTCTTGTCAACATATGTATCAATCACAAGTTTATTTGTACGTTGTTTGGTATTCAACTCTAATATTATATTATCTACGACATATTGCCATCCGCTGCGGTGAACTTCTTGAAAATTCAAATTTACATAATCAATGTTTTTATTAATATTTCTAAAATGGTATTTTGTGTAGTAATCATCAATTAACCAGTCCAATTGAGAATACAAACCCTTTGTACATACGTTTTCTGCCAAGCCATACAAATATGGAGCAAACGGATCTTTGGATATTTGCCATAATATTTCTTGTGCAAGATGGAAAGAAACATTCTTACCTCTTAAAGAAAAAACATCATTTATTGGAATGTTATTACGTAATTTACGTATATCTTTATGAGAAACATTCCTTTGCAACATTTTTCCTAGTTGCAACAAAGTTGTATCAATAATTAATTGTTTATCACATGTTTGAGGCGGACCGTATCTTTTTCGAATCTTAATATTTTTAATTGCGCTTTTTGCTAAATCATTGTATCTATCTTTAACATTACACAATGACTCCCTTATTTCTGTAAAACTTGCGATTACGTAATCAATCTTATTTAGTACAATCTCTGTCTCAATTGAACTAGTATTTTCTTTCATTGCTAAAAACAATGGTTGTAGAACACTATTCATTTCTTGACGTAACTTGTCGATTTTAGGTGTTTTGTATACTGCAATAAACGGCGTCCCTGTAATCATACTCAGTAATACAGAATGAAACCGACCAGCAATTATTATATCCAATTCACCAAACATATTGAGCATCTGTTCGATGTTTTGTTTTTCAAGTATAAAATGAACATTAGGTCCAAAGTTTTTATCTTTTAGTTTATTTAGTGCCACTAGATCCGAATTCGATTCGCTTGCCGATGTATCAAATGGTATGAAAAAAACTTCATATGTATTTGATAACACATTAGCTAATTCAGTTACACAATGTACAGTTGATACGGGAACACAAATACCAATCTTTTTGATACTATTGCTTTCACGTTCTTTTATTTCATAGTCTAGCAAAAATGCTATATCAGGTGTAAACTCTACATAATTAGATGAGTATATTGATTTAAATTTGTCATAATCTGCTAAATTTCTGAAGAAGAATTGGTCTCCAATATCAAGTGGACCAATAAAGTCCGGATAAGTAGCACCAATACTATAAAATATAATGGGCACACTTTGTTGCTTTAATATATTCCAATTTGTAGAGTTAAAAAAATAGTCATTAACAACATCACCACCGCCTATTACAATCAAATCATAGTTCCAGTGACTAATCGATTTGATGTCATCAAAGTTTACAAAAGTTAATTGTTCTTCTTTGAAAATATAATTCTGGAAAATATATTGAAATAAATCGTCCCCAAAATTGTTTCTAAAATAGTATCCTATGACAATTATACTAAGCATGTAATATTAATTGAACGCAATATATTAAAATAAATATAAATAATATTTTATTGTATACATAATATATAATGTCAACTTCAATTAGTACTGTAAATACAGAGCTAACAGAAGAATGTTCGTTGTTGGTTCAATACGGAATCAGAGCTACTATGATTGTTCTTCTCTTTTCATTACTTAGTAGTATTTTTATAAAATTATGCAACGCGTCTAAAGACGAATATAAACCAGTATGTTCAAAGTGTCATAAACGTCAATGTAAACATTCATCTGAATACTTTACTAATCTAAATTCAAAACTACAATCAGAAATCAATTATGACTTAAAAAATTCATATGAATCTGAATATAGGCAAAAATATTTGAATGAATCTCAATATGATAAAGCCATGCTAACGTCACCTGATAATAATTTTATTACAGGAGAAGCCGTTCGATATATTGACAAAGACAATTATCGCATTGAAATATTTGCAAACTTGTATCTCTTAAACGGCAATGTGTATAAAGCAGAAACTTCAAAAGGATTTTACACAGCATATCTTTCAAACCCAAGTTCGACACAAACAATGCTATTGGGAAACCTTACAAAAGATCGCGATCATGTGTATAAACTAACAGTTAAATCAAATAAACAACTTGAATCTGTTAAAAATAACAAACATATACACATTGTTTATCATGAAAATGGTCAAAGTGTTACAATTCTTCGTGGGAAATTTATTTAAAAACATCATTTCAATTGAACAAAATGCTTTATTATATTTTCATTCTGCTCAACATAGTACGACAAGGATACTCACACTCTGCTGTTTCATGTTCCAATAAGCATAGTAAAACAGAATGTCTAGGATATCCAAGATATTATCATTTTAATCACATTTCAATTCCACAACCATCATCAAACTCAAATAATACTTTCTATTCATCACGGGACAGAGAATTCTTGATTTCACCAGGAAACCCAAACATTTGTCCGGAGATATTTGGTATTCCAGAATACACTAAAGATTTTCCAATTGCGTCTATAAGAGCAGGTGGTTCAATCAACGTACAACATCCTCCAAGAGGCCATTCAAGACAACCTAGTTCTCCTGTATGGGTTTACATGCATCCTACACCTAACATGTATCCATTAAAAAAACAATTAAGTCCAAATGAGTTTAAATTACTTGCCGAATATCCATTTGACAATTGTGAAAATGTTGAACAAGAAATATCCTGGTCAAATTGTACAGGAAAAGTTGACATACCCAAGAATCTTACAAGTGGCATTTATTCTTTTTGGTGGCGTTGGGATCTCAATGGTATACCCTACAGTGACTGTTTTGAAATAAATGTGGTTAATTAACTACTTTTTTTCATTTGTATATATTTATACATGCAAATGAAAATACACATGTTATGGATACTTCTTATTGGCATTGGTTTATTATTCGTACTAAATAGTAAACACCCTAAAGAATTTGATCCATCCATTCACCATCCTGCAGCGTTTCCGTATCTATATTCCTAAATTAGGATTGTATCTAAACGTTTCATATTCATAGATTTCCGCTTGAAATGTTCCTGGTAAAGTAGGAATTGATATTGTATCTCCACTATACAATTCATTGTCATTTTTAGTCTTAAATGGAATTTTGAGCCTATTCCTCGATTCATCAATAAGATAATATTCCCATCTGTCACTTCTGCCTGGGTATTTATGTCTTCCAAACAATGGGTATCTGTCTGTTGAATTGTATACAAAACCAATCAATTGATAGTCATCGTAACTTGGTACATTAAAATTACCTCCTGGATATATTCTTTGTGGTGCAACTATAGGATTGTATATCTTGTTTAAAACACGTGAACCTGATTCATTTAAAAGCTTTTTTGTACGTTCTAGCTCGTAAGAACATTTTTGTTCCGACAGCTGAGAGTTATATAAAGAATTTTGGAGTTGTTGTATTTTATTTTGCAAATCGTTGGTCGACAAGTGACTATTTAAATTGACACTAGACATTTGCTCTTTACATTTACAAGAGACATTATATGAAATAAACGCAATTACACACACTAAAAGAAACCAATATAATATTGTATCTTGTTTCATTAATTGTTATTAACCAATAAATTATTTTGCTTAAAAACAAAAGAAATTGAATAGAAACTTGTTACACAATTTGCAATGAAGTCAAATGCTTTAGAATTTGTATATGATTTTCATACCCACCATGAACTAAATCTAGATAAAACAACCTATAAAAAAAAGGGACTGTCAGGTCTTATTAATCTTGGGAATAAATGTTTTATGAATAGCATTATACAATGTTTAAGCCATACACTTAAACTTACGGATTATTTTTTATCTGGAAAATATATTGAAGATGACCCAGAGCATCTTAACAAACGTAAGCAAGAATTTTTTGTTATTATGTCGTATGTAAATCTATTAAAAAACTTATGGGATACAAATCAACTTATTAAACCAAAGTCATTCTGTGAAAATATATCAAAACATATTCAGAAATATTTTAATCTGCAACAACAAGATTCACACGAATGTTTAATGTATATTCTTGATTTACTTCATAAAGGATTACAATATGATATTGAAGTAAATATTAAAGGAGAAATAAAAAACGAAACAGATTCACTTATGAAAAAATCACTAGAGCAATGGAAAATGTTTTATGAAAAAAGCTACTCCAGCATTATTGAATATTTTAATGGATTATTGTTTAATAATATCAAATGTAACAATTGCGATTTTAACGAAGACGTTTTCGAACCTTACAACTGTCTTAGCATTAATTTAAGAAATTCAACAGATACATACTCATTAGACGATTGCTTAGATGATTACTTTACAGATTCTGAATCAATAGATACATGGAATTGTTCAAAGTGTACCAAAATTGGATGTACCAAAAATACAAAAGTATGGTCTTTTCCGACACATGTTATTATTCACCTTAAACGATTTACAAATGAGGGTCAAAAAATTAATCATCACGTGGATTTTCCATTAGACAACCTAAATCTTACAAAGTATATATCTCAATCTAAAAAAGATCCAAATAACTATATATATACCTTATATGCAGTAAATTACCATTCTGGTTCATTGAACAGTGGTCATTATTGGTCATGCTGCAAAAATTTAGATAGCAATTGGTATTTGTTTAACGATGGACATGTCAGCAAAGTGCATAATGAACAAGAACTACTCACAAAAAATGCATATATATTGTTCTATTATAGGAAAATGATAAAATCACCCATCAAGATTTAATTCATCAAAAGACTCTATTACATTTATATCAACAGTTTGTCTCAAGTCAAATGGAAGAAGTCTTGCTTGTTCATTAGTATTATATATAGTATTAAAAGACATAACAAGGAATGGTAAAAATGATACACAATTATACCGAAAGTATAAAA